TTTGATTTTCTGAAATAGCTGAGAATGGATCATCCCAAGCACCATTAGTAGAGTTCCTGTAAAGATAATCAGCATTTAATTGAGTTCCGTCTGTACTATAATAAGTAAATTTAACTCTAGTTAAATCAACAGTAGATGTTATCATGGCCATAGTTCCATAATCATCTAAATTGGCATACTGAGTAGCAGGTGCATTAGTTAGAAATTCATCTGTTGAGTCATTTAATATGAACTTAGTCATGTCATATCCAAAGTTGTTTCCTGACCTGTAAAGAGCTTCTGTATGTTTTACATACCCATTAAATATTAAGTATGGGAAATCTGTGTTACAAGTAGTACCATCTTGCCTAGCAACTACATTAGGGTCAGACACTCCATTGTTTGTAGCTCCTAGATATTCTACATAAAATTGAATTAACATGTATCTAATCAGATTAGCGTTTAATGAGAATCTGTCAATTAAGTGGATTGGTATTCTTTCATTAACTGATGCGGTATTGTCTTTAAACTGACTATTGTCGGAAGCCATGTTATCCGCTTTTACATAATTTTCAATTACATTCCTTAAATCAAACATCCCTACACCTGCATTGTTTGGAGTTGTTTTGAATACGCCTTTTAAATTAATTGAGTTAGCAGTATTAGGTATTGTAGTTCCTATATGTACTTCTGCACAAAACTTAACCTTAGTTTCATTTGCTACTGCTGTTTGATTAGATACTACAAATATTAAATCCTGACCTACTGGAGTTGGTATTCCTATTGGATATTGTTCTATTACACAATTTGCTGCCATGTTATTTTGTTTTTGTAAATGTTGTTATATATAACTGCACATCTTTTTTAAATTCTTTTAAAATGTTTTTACCAAGATCTTTATAAGCATTCCCTAAAGGTTTTTGAAAGAAGCTAAGGCTTGGTATTCCTTGTATTTTTATTTTTCTGCTTATTAAATATGCAAACCCTGACAAAAATTGTCCTGTTTTTTTATCTCTACCTCTACCAAGTCCTTTTGGCTTTATACCTTTTTTCTTTATCCATTTAGACAGTATGTCAATAGGAGGACCTTTAGTTGTGTAACTATAAGGGCTTGATTCATTTTTGCCTTTGTAGTTTAAAAAACTTCTTTTCTTTTTGTTTCCTGATACACCTTTGTCTAAAAAAGTACCATAGTCTGCCATGTAAAATTTAACACTATAACCATTAGCATCCGTACTTACAACTGCCCTTATAGAATCACCTAAAGCCGTATTACCTTTATCTGATTTTAATATACCTTTGGATTCTTTTACAACTTGCGCTGCAAAACTGTTTAAATAATTTTCTAGACTACGAGTATTCATTAAACAAGCCCTACAAATAATTCTACCTGAGTATCTGCTGTTTTAGGTTTTACTTGTAAAGATGCTAAGTCCTCTAAAGTTCCAAATGCTGGAGATGTATCTGTTTCTCCAATAGCCACTTCTTCTCCTATGCTAAGGATGTGAGAGTTCCCTCCAGTTAATGTTACTTGATAATTAGTTCCTGTTGTTACTATTGCTAACTCTATACTGTTAGTAGTGTCTAAGTTTGTAACTCTAACATATCTTACATTCTCTACATCTATTGCACCTGCTGATGTGTGAGGAGTTGTTGCAAAGGTTGCTATTGTAGTTACATTACCATTAATACAAGTTACTATTCTTTCCATTACATTGTTTATACCCGTAGTGGTTACTGAGTTACTTGAACCTCTAACTGCTCCATTTAAAGTTACTGATTCACTTATTGTTGTTACTAAATCTGCCATGTTTATAATTTTATTGTTATTTTAAAAAATCCTATTTCTATTGTATATCTTCCTATCTTAAATTTCATTAGTACCCTGCACCTGCATCTGTTACTGGTATTTCACAAGTGTCAAAGTCATTCATTACTCTAACTCCTATTGTAAATGTCCAACCACATAAAAGATTGTCAAACCTTTCTTGGAATGGCTCTATTGTAAACTGATCCTGCGTAAAGTACAAAGGAGCATTAATATCATTTACTCCTGCTTGTGATTGTCTTGAGCTGTGTCTTAACATACCTATGAAGTCAGTACATATTTCTAAGGTCTGATTCCATACTTGCTGTTCGTTGTTCTTAGGGTCTAATAGTTTAGTTAATTGTTTAGCTTGAAATGTTTTCCAGTTATCTTTTTCTGATACTAAGTCAGCAATAAAAATCTGAAAGTTGTAAACCAATTCACTATCTCCTGTTGTTACTGATGTTGGATTAATATGTAGTAGTGGCATCTTCTCCATCTTTTCAAGATTGATTTCATAAATATCTCCAACTGATACTGTTGAGATTTGCTCGTGATACTCCCCAAGCCTACAAAGAGTATCTATTACATTGTTATAAGTCTTATTGCTTACTGCCATGTTTTACTTTATTTTGTGATTCTAAATCTGTTTCATAACTTAACCAAGTAAATGCTTCTAATAAGTTAAGCTTAGTTATTTGTTCTAGCTTTGAAATATCTGCATTACACAATCTATAAAATATTCCAAAGTACCCCCACTTCTCAGCAAAAGACTCTGATGCTATTGCATCTTCATTTCCTTCAGCCGATCCATCAAATATAATGGCAAAGTCAGCGACAATTCTTTGCCTAAATGATAAAAAAAAACCAGTGCGCTTTGCACTTGCTCTGCTGACATCTTCTTCATCTCTTCCGCCCTTATGCTTATGTTACCATCATACGCTTCTATTGTATAGACATCATTGTTCTCTTCTACTATTGGTCTATATAAGATTGCCATTACTTCAGGCATATTCTTTTCAATATCATTCTTAATCATTGTCTCAAGATCTGCATACTCTCCGAGCGTAATTTCATCTAGTCGTGGATGATATCCGTATCTTTTTCCTTCTATTTCAATTACTCTTTTTAAAGAACTATCTTGCTTCGCTTGAAGCTCAGACAACTTGCCCATTATAACTGCAACATCTTTTAATTCCAACTGCTTAATTAAGTCTTTTGGAATATTAGATAGAGCTGCTATTGTTTCCTCTGCCTCTTCACTCTTTGTACCATTATGAAAGTCAATTAGTTTCAGCCACTTCTCTAGTGTTACATCTTCCCACTTGCTAATTAACTTGAACTCCTTTGTCTTGCCCTTCTTCTTAATCTTAACCTTCATACTATTATATAATAGAAATTGTTGATATTTAGTTTACTGTTTTATTTTTTTTTATATATTTGCTTAGTTTTTTGGTTTCAATTAGTTGTTAAGCCCTCCGCTACCTTTCTATTATCTTGTCGTAATACTTTAAGCGGGGGGTTTTTTATTGCACAAAATACTTCCCAGCGTTAGGGTTATCTAAGTGATATATTACATTATAACGGATTCCATCAATAGCATGGTTATATGAATCTACATATAGCTTAGATGCCTTATCCGAAAATATATAGTTATTCAGCTCTTTAGCTATGTTAGTTGATTCAGGCGTTATTACTAACTCAAAGTCTTGCATCCTAGTTATACCACTTTCAATAGTTCCTTTCTTAACTGGTTTAATGTTTACTCCTAAATGCTTTAAGTCTGCTATTAGTCTTGGTTCTGCTGAATCTGCAATAATTAGTTTATCTCCAACCTTATCTAACACTATCTCAGCAAGTTCCTGTGATTTAAGTCCGTTCTTATATATATGCTCTTTAAGATATATCTTTTGCTTACGCTTATCTATTGCCACCTCAGTAAGACTGTCAGGATCAACTGAAAATCCAAAGTCCATACCACAAGAAGTCTGTAAGCCATCAGGATTAAATTCTCCTATACTCCAATTGTCAAATACTACACCATCTGCTCTATCTAACCATCCTCCTAGTATTTTATGCTGATACTTTTTAAAGTTCCTATGCTTTATAGTCTTAATACGCTCTAAGAAGCTCTGTGAGAGGTTTTCTTTATTATCTAGGTATGTACTATGGATATAGCACACATTGTCTCTAACGCCATTAAAACCAGCTTCAACTCCTTTGTCCTCAAAGAATCTTTTGTATATCCAATGCTCTTTAGTTACAGGGTTTAATATAAGCACTACTCTGTTTTGTATATTCTTTTCTCTAATACTAAGGTCTATGGTGTCAAATATATCTTCATCAATTAATTCTTCTGCTTCATCAAGAATCCAGTTTGAAACTCCTGTTAATGATTTTAGACTAGCAGTTTGATTTCCTGCTGAAGTTTTAATACCTCTAAACAGTATATCACTTTTGTTTTTAGTATTTACTACTTCAGATTTGTTTATGCTAAATACATCATCATAGCCTAATAGTCCTATCTTTTCTAAGAACTCAGGAATGATTGATAAGTGAGCTGAAGTCATAGTGTACCTTGTAAAGAGTATTCTAATCCCTTTTGACATTGTTAGCAAAGTAAGAAAGACTGTAACAGCAAATGACTTT